CAGGCGCTGACCGAGTGGCTCGGACGCAACGCCCGCGACGTCGATCCGAGCACGTTCGGGGGGTCGTCGATGGCGTCGCTGCTCAATGCGGGTGGTTTCGGCCCCATCGGACAACCCAACACCGATGGTTTCAATCAGGGCTACGGCGCGCAGCAGGCCAATCTCGGCAAATCCATGGGCGAGGACTCGGCCCAGGCGCTCGCTCGCCAGCACCAGCTCACCGAAGCGACATCGGCCGGCGCGTCCTCGGTCGAGGAGCTCACCACCGCCTGGGCCGCCTATGACGGCGCGCTGGCGAAACACGCGGATCCCGCGAACGCCAACGTGGCCTCCGAACAGGCCCTGCTGCTGTTGACCGAGCGGCGGAAGACGGCGGCGCAGGATCTGATCAACACCCTCGAAAACCAGACCAGGGCGCAGGCCAAGGTGAGCGCCGCACTCTCGGCCTCGGGCAGCAGCCTCCCCAGCGATCGCGCCGGCACCAGGGCGGTCGTCGGCATCTACAACGACCTCGACGCGGAGCATCTCAAGAATCCGGAGCTCAGCTCGAACGCCTACATCACCGCGCGTGCGAACGCGCTCGGGCAGAACGCGACGGATTCAGCCGGCGATCAGCTCGCGTCCACCCAGCACGATCTCGATCTGCAGCGGCAGCTCCTTTCGGTGGCCGGCCAGCGGGCCGACGTCCAGGCGAAGATGGTTCGCGATCAGGCGGTCGACAAGCAATTCTCCGGGGCGCTCGGCAGCGCGCAAGCGGCCGATGCCGCGTTGGGCGGTCACACGACCGCAGCCGACGCCATCCGCGAAGCGATTGCGCGCGCGAAAGAGCTCAATGACGAGCTGGCGACGGTCAATGCCACGGCCGCCGCCTTCAAGATCGGCAACGATGCCAATCAGAGTGCGGCCAACGAAAACTGGGTCCGCAGCCAGCCCTATAACATGCAGGGCCGGGCCCGCGCGCAGCTGCAGGCCTTGACGCCGTTCCAGACGATCCCCCTGCCGGGCGCGCCCGGTGTCGACCCGGGCACCGGCGGGGCGCCCGCAAATGCAGCACCCAGCTCGCAGCCGAACACCGCCGGGACGGCGGCGTTGGGAGCCAATCTTGGCGGCCTCGGCTATCTGAGCGGCGGGGGAGCTGGCGCCATTCCCGCCACCCAGCGTCTCGCATTGCTTGGCGCGGCGGTGGCGGGGACGATCATTCCACCCGACCTGCTCGGCGCGCTGGTGATGCAGGAAAGCTCGTGGAATCCCGCCACGCCAAACGGCGGATTGACCCAGATCACACAGGGAACCGCGGGAAATCCCGGCTACGGCATGGCGCCGGGGAACTACGCCGCATTGAGCAACCCGACCAATTATGCCGCCAACCTCGCCTGGGGTGCGCAGTATCTCCAGGCGCGCGGCACCAATCTCGGGATGACCCAGGCGTCGGACTATCAGGACCAGACCAAGGTCGCGCAGGTGCTCCGCGCCTATAATGGACCCGCCAGCATCGCCGACCCCAACTACATCCCCAACGTCGAGCGCTATCTGCCGTCGGGCTATTTCTCCGCCGGCGGCACGCCCGGCGCCGCCGTCTCGCCCAATGCCGCCCTCGGCGCGGCGCAGGCCAACCCCGGCGGCCAGGCGGCGCTTGCCGGCATCAACAACAATGTCGATGCCGGGATCGCCGGGCAGATACAGGATCTCAACATGCGCCAGCAAGCCCAGGCGGCGCAGGTCGGGGCGAGACTGCCTTTCATCGCGGCCAACGATCCTGGCTCCGCCGCCATGGCGGGCGCAGGCGTGAACATGAACCCGAAATCCGAGCCGGCGCTGGCCAACGCGCAAATCGGCGCGGCCCAACAGAATGTCAGCCTGGGCCAGGCGACCGCTCTCGCGGGCCAGGTGGGCGGGCTCGCCCAATCGACGGACCAGGCCAACCAGCTGGCGGTGGCCTACTCGCAGGGCCAGGCGGCGGTTGACGCGCTGACGGCATCCTTCAAGGCGCAGGCGATCGTGCTCGCCAACACCGTCGCCGGCCCGCAGCGGGACGCGATCCTCGCGGGGGTCACCACCACGGTCACCAACAACCAGGCGGCGCTGGCCAACGACAAGACCACCCAGACCCTGAAGGCCATGAGCGACGCCAACGACACCGCGCAGTACCAGAACTCGCTCGGACCGGCGATCGGGGTCAGCGGCCAGCAGAACCAGGACGCCCTGATGGCGCAGTACCGGCTGCAGCAGACGATCGCCAACACGCCGGGTGGGGTTTCGGCACCGAGGCAGCAGGACCTGGTGGACGCGACCGCCCAGAAGAGCCAGACCGACGCGGCCACTGCGAGCATGAAGAGCCTGTCCTCCGGCTTCACCCAGATGGAATCAGCCGCCAACAGCGCTTTCGCGTCCGCCATCACCGGGGGCGGCAATCTGCGCTCGGTTCTCGCCAGCCTCACCCAGGATATCGCCAAGATCGCGATCCAGATGGCCCTCAAGCCGGCCGAGGACTCTCTCGGGAGCAGCATCAGCAGCCTGTTCGGCGGTCTCTTCGGCGGCGCCGCCTCGCTCACCGGCACCGGCCTCGGCATCGATGGCATGGCCGGGACGACGGCTGCCGCGCAAGCCTCGTTCAACGCCTCCATCCCGCTGATGTCGCCGGGGGCCGCGATCGGGTTGTCCACAGGCGGTGTGCTCTCGCGCGGCCGCCTCCGCCGTTTCGGCTCCGGTGGCGTGCTCAACCAGCCGACCACCTGGATGATGGGGACCGGCGACATCGCCATGGCCGGCGAGATGGGCAACGAGGCGGTGATGCCGCTGACGCGCCTGCCGAACGGCAATCTCGGCGTCAGCAGCGGCGGGTCGAGCGGCGGGAGCGGCAGCGTGACCGTGAACACCCCGATCACCATCAATGGCGGCCAGTCCGGCTCCGGCGGGACGATGGACCAGAAAACCGCCGTTGCGTTGCAGAAACAGATCGAGGCCTCGGTCCGCGCGGGGGTCAAGAACGTCATCGCCAATGAGCGCAGGCCGGGCGGTGACCTCTATATCTAGGACAAACACACTGGCGGATGATATGGCCGGCGCGCAAAGTGCGAAAACACACCAGGGAGGGACGGGATGCTGGCCTTCGTCTTCGAGAGCACGAAGGTGCGCGTGGTGGTGCGCGATGGCCAGCCCTGGTTTTTTCTGGTCGATGTCTGCCGCGTGCTGGAGATCGCCAATCCATCCGATGTCGCCAGACGTCTCGATGACGACGAAAAGACACGCTTAGATAAAGCCGAGGGAGCCAAATTCAGTGACTTAGGCTCCCTGTGTGGGTCGATGCCGACTCTCGTCAACGAGAGCGGTCTCTACAGCGTCATCATCGCAAGCCGGAAACCGTCGGCCAGACGGTTCAGGAAATGGGTCACCGGCGAGATGCTGCCCGCCATCCGCATCTAGGAAAAACACACTGGCGAATGATAGGGCCGGCGCGCAAAGTGCGAAAACACACCGAGGAGGGACAGGATGGCGACCGAGGTCAACACCGCCGCTCGCGCAGGCGAGCCGACCAGGCTTATTCCTTTCGTCTTCGAGAGCACGAAGGTGCGCGTGGTGGTGCGCGATGGCCAGCCCTGGTTTTTTCTGGTCGATGTCTGCCGCGTGCTGGAGATCGCCAATCCATCCGATGTCGCCAAACGTCTCGATGACGACGAAAAGGCAACCCTATCCCGTGCCGAGGGAGCCAAATTCAATGACTTAGGCTCCCTGTCGGGGGCGATGCCGACTGTCGTCAACGAGAGCGGTCTCTACAGCGTCATCATGACGAGCCGGAAACCGTCGGCCAGACGGTTCAAGAAATGGGTCACCGGCGAGGTGCTGCCCGCCATCCGCCGCACCGGCGGCTACCTGGTGGCCGCACCGCACGAGACGTTCGAGATGCTTACCCTGCGCGTCCTGAACGTCCTCAAGGCCACGGTCGAACAGCAGCACGGCGCGCTGCAGGCCCTGGAAGCCGAGGCGGTGCAACTGCGACCCAAGGCGCTCGTGCTGAAGCAGCTGGCGGACGCCGACGGGAGCTTCTGCGTCTCGGACGCTGCAAAAGCCATAGGCATCAATCCCGACAAGGTCTTCGACTATCTGCGGACGAACAAATGGATGCTGCGCCGCGGGCGGGGTCGTCAAAGTCGGGAATATGCGGCACAGGACCAGTTAAACCGTGGCTATCTGATCCATAAGATGCGACCCTACACAGACCGGAACGGGGTCAGTCAAATGGGACAGGATGTCCGGGTGACGCCCAAAGGAATTGTTCGTCTTGCGGAAATCTTCCGCAAAACAGAAAAACCAAGCGCATCTTTGGAACAGGGAGTTCTGTGGTGAACGAGACAGATCGCGTGATCGGCGACCGCTACGAAGTGTGGTCAGCGTTCTGCAATGACGAAAAGAAACTGACCTATTTCGCCACTATATTTCAGGATGGTCATTATACAGTCATGTGGGACGGCCCAAGCCTGGAAGCTGCCGTCGCGGCGACCCGGGACGATGATATTCCGGTCCTGATTCTCCCCAAAGGGGTGTTCCCGGACGCGTATCCGGACGAAACGCTGCACTGACGGGGGAACCACACCGAGGGTTCCCTCCTCGGCATGGACACCTTCACCCCGGCCATCAACCCCTCGATCAGCGGCACCCAGATCGCCATCACGCCGCGCATGATCATCTCGACGTTTGGCGACGGCTATAAGCAATCCTCCCCTGACGGCCTGAACCCGATCGCCCTGCTGCCGACCCTGGCCTGGGCCTCGATCGACGCGACCGACGGCAACAACGTCATCGCGTTCATGAACGCCCATCTCGGGATCACCTTCTACTACACCCTCCCGAACGAGACCACCGCGCGAAAATTCCAGTGGCTGTCAGGGACTTATGGATTCCTGTCGGCTGACGTGCTGACCCTGAGCTACTCGCTGGAGGAGCGCTTCGACCTTACTGGCTGACGCGGGAACCAAGCGGTTGGCCTCGTCTGGCCATGACGCTTCCGACCCAGATTGCCCAGGCTGCCTATTCCGACGCGCTGATCGAACTCTACGAGCTCGACACCACGCCGCTGACCGCTGTCTACGGCGTGGCCGATGCCGGAGCCGCGGTCTATTGCTGGACCCCGGGCACCATCGGCGATGCCGCCGTCTATTATGGCGGGGTCGAATACGTGCCGCTGCCGATCGAGGGCAGCCAATTCGAGTGGAATGGCCAGGGCAAGCTCCCGGTCCCGCAGATCGCGATCTCCAATATCGGCAACCTGGTCTCCGCTCTGGTGCTGCAGTTCTCCGATTGCCTCGGCGCGCAGGTCACGCGCTACCGGGTGTTTCAGCGTTTTCTGGACGGGCAGCCGGATGCCGATCCCTCCGCTTACTTCGAACCCGATATCTATATCGTAAATCGCAAAGTATCACAGACCAAAACCGCAGTAACGTTCGAGTTACGCGCTCTCATGGACGCCCAAGGGGTCCAGTTGCCAAGGCGGCAGGTGATCTGCAATACATGCACCCATACCTATAGGGTATGGACGAGCAACGGTTTTGTTTACGGAAGCTGCCCTTATACGGGAAGCGCCTATTTCGATCTGGCGGGCAACAGCACCGACTCGATCGGCGACGTGTGCGGCAAGCAGTACCGGGACTGCGTCCTGCGCTTCAATGCCGCCCCGCTGCCGACCCGGGCGTTCCCCGGTGTGGCGATCACGCCCACATGATGCATCCGGACACCTTGCGGCTGATCGCCGACCGTGCGGTCAACGAGGCAATCAAGAAACATGCCCTCGCTGCCTTCCCGCAGGAAAGCTGCGGCGTCATCACCCCGGACGGCTACCACCCGCTCGACAACGTGGCTGCGGAGCCGGAGCGGTCGTTCGACTGCGATCGCCAGATGATGCCGCTGCAGATGGACGGCCGGGTGCTCGCGATCGTCCACAGCCACCCCAACGGTCCGGAGGGACCGAGCGCGCACGACCAGAACCAGCAGCGCGCCTTCGGCGTCCCCTGGGGCCTGCTGATGTGCAACAACGAAGTCGCCAGCACGCCTTTCTTCTGGGGCGACGCGCTCGAACCGCCGCCGCTGGAGGGCCGCCCGTTTCGCCACGGCCCGTCCGGCACTGACGGCAAAGGCGATTGCGGCGCTCTGGTGCGTGACTGGTACAGGATCAATCGTCGGGTCATCATCAAGGACTATGCGCGCGACGACAAATGGTGGAACCACGGTGAGCATCTCTATCTCAACAACTATGAAGACGCCGGCTTCGTGACGGCCGACATGAATACCCCGGAGGTCGGCGACCTGATCCTGCTTTCGGTGGGCAACAAGGTGCCGACAGCAAATCATGCGGCGATCTATATCGGCGGCGGGCTGATGATCCATCATCTCGAGCGGCGTCTGTCGCGCGTCGATCCGTTCCTCGGCTGGCGCCGCTGCGTCCGCGCCTGGCTGCGTCATGCCCATTCTTGAACCCCAGCGCCGGCCGGCCCGCGATCCGGAATCCAACATCACGACGGTGGTGCTGCATGGCCGCCTCGCCGGCTTCTCCGACGGTCCGATGCTGGTGCGCGCGGGCACCACGTCCGGTGCGGTGCGCGCGCTGTGCGCCATCAAGCCCGGCTTCGGCGCGGCCTTCAGCGAGGGAAACTACCGGCTGATACGCGGCGATCTCGACCGGGGCTTCGACATCGACGAGACGATGCTGATGCTGCGCACCGGCGGGCGCGTCCTGCACATCCTGCCGATGGCCGCAGGTGCCAAGAGCGGCATGGGCATCGGCAAGATCGTCATCGGCGCGGTGATCGTCATTGCCTCGCTCTTCACTTACGGCGCCGCGGCCGACGCTTTTGGGCCAGTGCTCCAAGGTGCTGTCGCCTCGGTCGGCATAGCGACGGGCGCGTTGGCGGGATTCGCCACCTACGGCCAGATCGCGATTTTCGGCGCCGCCCTGGTACTGGGTGGCATCTCCGCACTCCTGAGCCCGCAACAGAAGAAAAACACCGGACAGTCCAACGCCTCGTTCGGTCTGTCCGGGCGCATCAACACGGTCTCCGAGGGCGCTCCGGTCCCGATCGTCTACGGCCGGACCCTGGTCGGCTCGACCGTGATCTCGGTCGGCTACGCGGCCGAGGATCTGCTGACCAATCTCAACGCGGTGTCGGACAACAACACGACCACAGCAGGGAATTACGGCAGCACCGGCACCGCGAATTACGTGACCGGCTACGGTGGCGGCGGCAAGGGCGGGGGAGGCGGCAGCGAAGCCCAGAACACGCTGCAATCGGACGCCGTGGTGCGGATCATCGACCTGTTGGGCGAGGGCCAGCTCAACCTCGTCAACGGCGCGCAGTCGATCTTCTTCAACAACACGCCGCTGCAGGCGAATGACGGAACCTACAATTTCCAAGGTGTGAACTGGGAAGTCAGGATCGGGCTACCCGACCAGGACCCGGTTTCCGGCTATCCCTCGGCGGAAGACACGATCGCCGACGGACGGACCGTGTCCTACGCGACCGGGCCGATTGTGAATACCGTCACTGCACCCACCGCCAACGCCGCCAGCGTGACCCTGCAATGGCAGTCGCTCTACTCCGCCGACACGACCACGGGCTATCTCGGGGCCGGGCCGAGCCAAAGCTACATGATCGAGGTGCAGCCGGTAGACGGCGCCTGGGTGACGGTCGTCGACACGACGCTCACGGGCATGAAATGCACCGCGCCCTACCAGGTCACCTACCGGTTCGACCTGCCACTGGCCGGCACGCCGGGCCTGAGCAGCTGGATCATACGCGTCAGCCGCCTGACGCCCGACAACACCTTGACCAATGTCGAGGACACGTTCGTCTGGTACAGCTACGACGTCATCACCGACCACCCGATGATCTATCCCGACAGCGCCTATATCGCGCTGACGATCGATGCGGCCTCGTTCGGCAGTTCGATTCCGACCCGCACCTACGAGGTGGAGCGCCTCGACGTGCAGGTGCCGTTGAACTTCGATCCCGTCGCGCGCACCTACGCCTCGACCGGACCCGGCACTTCGGGCGGCACCTGGGACGGGGTGAGCTGGCAGACCGCCGTCACCGACGACCCGGCCTGGTGCCTGCTCGACCTGATCAGCAACACCCGTTACGGCCTCGGCCTGCCGGCTGCCGCCACCGAGCTGACCGCCTATGACCTCTACACGATCTCGCAGTACTGCGCTCAGTCGGTGCCGGACGGGTTCGGTGGCAGCGAGCCGCGCTATACGCTCAACGTCGTGATTGCGACCCAGGCCGACGCCTATGTGGTGGTGCAGAACATGGTCAGCGCCTTCCGCGGCATGACCTACTGGGGTGGGGGCACGGTGGTGGTGACCGCCGACATGCCGACCACCCCGACCGCTCTGGTCACCCAGGCCAATGTCATCGGCGGCGTGTTCACTTACGAGGGGACGGGGCTCAACACGCGGCACAATGTCTGCCGGGTGACCTGGATCGATCCCGGCAACCGCTACCAGCCGGCGGTCGAGGTGGTCGACAACATCGCCAACGTGGCACTCAGGGGAATCGTGCCGACCGACATCGTCGCGTTCGGCTGCCAGAGCCGCGGGCTCGCCAACCGGCTCGGAAAATGGATGCTCGACAGCGAGCAGAACCAGACCGAGACGGTGACGTTCTCGGCCAGCTTCGACCAGATCTCGGTCCGGCCCGGGATGATCTTCGCGCTGTCCGACCCATCGTCCTTTACCGCCACGCGCATGGGCGGGCGGGTACGCATGGGAGCGACCACCACGTCCGTCCCGCTCGACGCCTATCTCGAGCCGACCGGCTCCAATGACAGCTACCAGCTCACGGTGCAGATGCCGGACGGCACGCTCGCCAGCAATTACGACCTGGCCGGATTCGCCGCCGAGAACGATGCCAACGGCGTGCTGTACTCGATCCTGACCCTGTCCGAACCGATGCCGATGGTGCCGGACCCGGACGCGGTCTATGTCGTCACCTCGACCTCGATCGCGCCGACCTTGTGGCAATGCGTGGGCATGACCGAACCCAACCGGGGCACCTATCAGATCGTCGGCCTGTCCTACGACTCCACCAAATACGAGCGGGTCGAAGATGGCATCCAGCTGCAGAAGAACGGCTTCTCGTCGCTGATCGGACTGCTCGCAGCACCGGTCCCGCCGCCGCAGAACGTCTTTGCGCAGGACTACCTCGTCACCCACGGCACAACGACGACGATACGGGTGACGGTGTCGTGGTCGTCCCCGGTGGGCGACCCGCGCGCCGTCAGCTACCAGATACGCGCCGTCTCCAACATCTACTCCGGCCAGTACAGCACCACGTCCACGACCTACGACATCGACAATCTTGCGGTCGGGCTCTACATCTTTGGGGTGCGCACCGTCGGCTCGGACGGCCGCACCAGCACCTGGATCGACGGCGCGGGGGTCGATGTCAACGGGGTGAGCGATCCGCCCTCGGCGCCGACCTCGTTCACCGCCCTCGGCGGCACAAGGCGCATCCAGCTCACCTGGGTATCGCCGATCAACCCGGACATCCTGCATTACGAGCTGTGGCGCAGCAATTCGTTCGACGCGCCACCGTACGACGGGGCCAGTCTGCTGCTGACCATCATGGCCAACAGCTACACCGACAACGACAGCCTGAACCTGCAGCCGCTCACCACCTGGTGGTACTGGATACGGGCGATCTCGACCACCCTGGCGCAGGGCACGTTCGCGACCCCTGTGTTTGCCGAGACCACCGATCTGATCGCCGACCAAATCGCCGACGGGATCCTCACCACCGCCGCGTTCGCCCAGAGCATCACGCCGGTCGCCCTGATCCCTGACGTCACCGCGGTGTTCGGCCAGTTCGACGGCCAGATCGCCTATGACGAGGCCAGTGCGGCCCTCTATCGCTGGAGTTCCGGCAGCACCGCGACCGACCCGCCGACGCCGGGCGGGTGGAACCTGATCCTGCCGCCCGGCACCGCGCCGGCCTACTACAATTCGATCATCGCCGGAATCGGCAGCTTCGGCGGCTTGAAATCGGCCCAGATCGCCGCCGGCGCCATCGAGGCCGTCAACCTCGCCTCGGTGGACCTGATTACCGAAAACGCCCAGATCGGCAACGCCGTCATCGAGACCGCCAACATCGCGGATCTCACCATCGGCGCCAACAACATCGCCTATAACGGTGTTTCGGAGAGCTATGTGAGCCAGGCCATGGACACCGTGACGACGCCGCAGGGCGAAGCGCTCTCGGTCGTCGTCAATGTCGGTGATCCCGGTCAGAACTGCGTGATTTTCATCCGCCTGTCCCTCGGTGCCAATATACCACCCGCGTCGACCCCGTCGGACGGCGGCGGCACCGGCGGCGACGGCGGCGGCTCCGGCGACGGCGGCGGAGACGGCGGATGAGCGAGACCTCGACCACCTCCCCGCTCACCATCACCGTCAATCGCTATGTGATGAGTGCTGACGGCACCACCCGGATCGGCGACCCGACGCCGATCCTCTACATCTACACCTCGGTGGGCAGCCTGTTCGACATGATCGTCGATTCACCGGGCGAGGGGGTCTTCGGCTACGCCCTGGTGGTCAACACCAACCTCGCGAATGTCGGCGAGGGCGAGACGATCACGGTTTCCACGCGGCGACTGCTCGTGTTGCTCGCAAAACGGTAGAGGAGGGCACATGAGCAGCACCATCATCACCCAGACGGGCACCCAGACGGGCACCGAGGCTGGCACCGGGACGGGCACCGAGGCTGGCACCATCGCCAGCCCCGGCACCATCGCGGCCAGGCCGGTCCCGGTCCCGGGGTCGGTCTATTACGTCGTCGCCAATCCCACGACCGGGGCGATCACCCAGCACGGGCACGTTCCGGCCGCCAACGCCGCCTTCACCCTGGGTGCCATGCGGGCCACCGCGATCAGCGTCGAGCAATACGCGCAGGTGCAGCGCTCGGCCGGCGCCGTCGCCCTGGTCGGCGGGGCGATCGTCCCAGTGGCGGCGCCGAAGCTCGACCTGGTCCGGCTGCGGGCCAATTTCACCGCCAAGGTCGACGCCAGCGCCGAGAACGCCCGCGGCAAATTCATCTCCGGCGGCGCCGGCCACGCGCTCGAGTACCTGGCGAGCCTGGCCGAGGCCCACGCGATCACCACCGCCCCGGACCCGCTCGATCCGGCGCTCTACCCCTGGCTCAGCGCCGACGTGGCGGCGAAGACCACCGCGGCAACCCCCTACACCTTGCGCGAGGCCGCTGCCGCCGCGATCGCCGCCGCCGCGGCCTGGAACGTGGCCGGTGCGTCGATCAAGCAGCTGCGCCTCGCGGCCCGCCAGTCATTGGCTGCGGCCACCACGGCGGCGCAGATGCAGGCCATCCTGAGCGGCCTGAAATGGCCGGCGGCGGGGCCATAACAGGGGAGCGCCAGGTGACAGCAAATCCCGAAGACGACCAGGAGCCCAACTCGACCAGGGAAAACATCCCGATCGCCGCTTTGCGCCGCGAGATCATCGCCCGGCTCGAAGGGTTCATGACGGTCCTGCGGACCCGGCTCGACGGGATCGACAAGGCCACGGAAGTGTTCTCGGACAACCTCACGCGGGTGCCCACCGAGACGGACAAGCAGGTGTCCGGACTCGCCAAGCTAGTCGACGAAAAGCTGCTGCGCCTGCACGACAAGACCGAGCAGGCGGATGTCCGCTACGAGCAGCGCTACATCGCCTCCCAGGCCGCCCTCTCCGCCGCGTTCCTGGCCTCCCAGAGCGCCGTCAACGCCGCCCTCGCCAGCGCCAAGGACGCGGTGCAGGCGGCCTCGGTCGCGGCGGAAAAGGCGGTTTTCAACCAGAACGAGGCCAACACCGCAGCCATCGCCAAGACCGAAATGTCCGTCGCCAAGCAACTCGAAAGCATCATGAATTCCCTTCGCGTTGCGGCCCAGACCCAGGACGACAAAATCACGCTGATCAACGCGCGCCTGGACCGCGGCGAGGGTGCCGACACGAAACAGAGCGCAAACCACGCCAATACCTATTCTTTGGCCGCCATTGCGGTGGCGGGCGTGCTGGCGGTTCTATCGATACTCACTTACGCGCACAGCCTCATCCCGGGCGCCGCGCCGGCGCCGAGCGTGGTCTATGCCGACCGTCCCCTCGTGGTGGCACCCGTCCCTCCGACCGCGCCGCCGGCGACCCGCTAGACGCGGGAACCAATCCGCCCCTGTTGTCGGCGCATGGAAAACCTCATTGCCCTGATCACCCCGTTCGTGCCGGCGCAGTATCTCGCGATCCTGGTGGTGATCGTCCCCTCGCTGGTGACGGTCTGCTCGGTGATCGATGCCACGATCCCGCAGCCGACCGCCGGCTCGAAATGGGTCGGGATACGCAAGGTGATCAGCACGATCGCCCTGTCCGTCGGCCACGCCGCCAACGCCGTCCCGGCCGGCCTGCCGACCAGCGTGGCCGCCTTCACCAAGGACGCGGCAGCGGTGGTCGCGGCGGCACCGGCGATCGCGGCGGTCGGGGCGCAGGCGACCCGCCTCGCCAATGACATTGATCCGGGGATCAAGCTGTGAGCCTCGCCACCCCGTCGCATCTGCCGCTGTTCCTGGCGTTCACGCTCCCCGAGGAGGGGGGCTATTCGAACGATCCCGGCGACCCGGGCGGGCCGACCAATCTCGGGATGACGATCGGGACCCTGAGCGACTACAACGCCGCCCACGGCCTTGCTGCGCCAACGATCGCCACCGTCAAGGCGCTCACGCTCGCCAAGGTCCAGCCGATCTACAGCGAGCTGTTCGACCAGGTGGTCGGGTCCGAGCTGATGCCGGTCGGCGTGGGTCTGATGGCCTTCGATTTCGCGGTCAATGCCGGCCCGGTCCGCAGCGTCGAGGAGATCCAGGAGGCCGTCGGCACCGACGAGGATGGCGGCTTCGGGCCGCTCACCCTGGCCGCGCTGCAGAAAATGGATCCGACGACGCTGATCGCCAGGCTGGCGGCGGCGCATATCGCCTTTTATCAGAGCCTGTCGACCTTTGGTCAGTTCGGCTCGGACTGGGTCGCCCGGGTGGGCCGCTGCCAGGCCAACGCACTGGTGCTGCAGGCCGGCACCGGCGGGGCGATCCCGACCACCACGCCGACCGCCGGCCCCAGCAAGCCGGCACCGCCGCTGCTGATCGCGGGATCGACCGGCAGCCTCGTGTCACGGATGCAGACCGCCCTGCAGAAGGCCGGGTTCTACCTTGGCTACCGGGTCGACGGCGATTTCGCGGCCGGCACGCTGGCGGCCGTCGAGGCCTATCAGCGTACGAAGGGGCTCCTGGCCGACGGCGAGGCAGGCGGCATAACGCTGGCCGCACTTGGCCTCCTGACAGTGGAGACACACTGATGACCCTACGGAGAGCCCTGCTCGCCGGCGCGTTCACCCTCGCGCAGATCGCCCAGGCGTTCGCCGACCCGGCCACGGTTCCGATGGGCGCCCCGGTCGTGGTGATCCCTGCCATCGTGGCCATCGCCTCCGAGCCGAGCCCGTTCGGCCTCGGGCGGACCTATTACCGGGTGCTCAACCCAGGCCTGGTGACCGACGGCACGGCCTGGTGCGCGCGCGGCACCGCGACCCCGCCAGGTGTCAATGCCGCGGGCAGTTTTCCGATCGCGCCTCTCGGCAACGCCCTCGGGGCCCCCTGGAAGGAGGAATTCAACTCGACCACGGGCGGCTACGTGCCGCAGGGGGCGCTGGTCTGCGTCTCCGACGGCGGGCCCGGCGGATCGGCGGCGGCCAAACTGACAGTGGAGACACGCTGATGACCCTACCGAAATGGGCCGCTGTCATCCTGGTGGCGATCGCCTATGGCACGCTGACCGGGCGCGCCCTCGCGGTGGAGGGGGGGATGACCTACGCGGTGCCATACGGGACCCCGGTCACGGTGATGCCGAACGCGGTCAGCACCGGCCCCGTCCAGGCCGGCTACACCCCGCTCCGGTTGTGGTCCAGAGTGTTCAACAACGGGCCACCGAGTGCGCCCACTTTGTGGTGCAGCCGCTTCGGGGCGCCCGTCGCGGGCGGCGGGAACGCCAGCTTTCCGCTGGCCGCGGCGGGTTCGCCCGACAACATCAATGGCTGGCCGTGGTACGAGGAGTTCGGCACGGCGATTGCGCTGCCGGTGCCGCAGCTCGCGCTGCAATGCACCTCGGCCGGGAGCAACACGGCGGGCACCGCCGGCACCGCCGCCGGCTCCATCACGGTGGAGTATCGCTGATGCGCGCGATTTGGCTGCTATTTCTGGCCGCCGCCCTCGCCGTTCCGGTCCCGGCATCTCTCCCAGCCTGGGCCAGCTCCTTCGGCGCCGTCAGTAGCGGCGGTAGAGGCGGCAGCGGCGGCAGCGGCGGCGACCTGCTGCTGACGCCGTCTCGTTTTAACCGCACCGTTAATCTTGCCAAAAGCATAGCGGCCGGAACAGGCGCAAAGTATTGCGCTGTTGGTGATAGCACCATTACCGGCCTCGGCGGCAATACCGGGAGCTTGCTCCCGTATGCGAACAACATAACCGCGTCTGATGTCCTATGGGGCCGGTTACAGCAGCGCATCAGGCAGGACGAAGCCGCGAACGGGATTGCGCTGACGAATGCCAACTTCCTCAACTTCGCGATAGGTGGCACCACCCTATCCGAGATTTCTGCCGGGCAGTCTGGCGGCTCGTCGTCCCTGGCGACATCAGGGATTGCTTATCCTTCGTGGTGGACGACGACGACAGCCACCTGGCTTTCGTATCTCAACACGGCGGGTTGCACGACGGTATTTATCAATACCGGCGTGAACGATCCGGGTTATGAGGCGGTTGCTACCTGGACGGCGGTATTTACACAGCTTGCGGCGTTCACTGCCATACCCGACGTTGTGCTCATAACGAACACTGTTGCAAATGTGGCGGCGGGCGGCACTTACGCGTTGGCAAGCTCGCAGGCCGGTTATCAGGCCAACATGGCACTGCAAAGAAGCTTGGCGTCCACACAAAACAAGCTCGGTTCTACGACACTCGGCTCTATCGGACTGATTGATATTGGAAGATATTTTGACGAAGCGGTTTTAGGTTTTGATCCAACTATTCAGAACCTTTCTTACAATATACCACTGACGGCGCCAATTACTGGTATAACGACGTTTCCTTATACGCTGCCGATGACCCCGGGAGGGGATTTCTGGGTATCTATTACACTATCGGGAGCTCCTATTACGTCTTCTAGCATAGTGAAATTGTTTTACAGTGATAGTCTTGGTGGTAACGGCGGATCGCCCGCCGTGCAGTTGTTGAATATGCAGACGACCAATGGGACAAATACTTACGCAACTTATTATTACGGCGGGCCGGCGGCTATACAGGGCAACATTACGACTGGTTGGGGAACTGGCCCAGTTACTCTAACCTTCGCGTTTCAGGGGGATCACGTTACCGCATATATCGGCGGGACCATTACGGCTGGTGTTCTGTCTAATGAAGTGCTGGTAGCGGACCTTTTGCTTCCGCGCCTTATTACTGGCTTTTCTCCGACTATAAGCGTAACAAATCCGCCAGTTGGCCTAACTATGACTATCAACGGTTACGCTGTCGGCGTGCAGCGCGCTACTCCTGTGGTTGTTCAGCCAAGCGTTTGCTACGGAACCAACAACGGAACGCAGCAAGCCAATGGCATTAACCATGACAGTAGCACTTGCTTAAATCAGGTGTATTTCCCGGTTCTTCAAGCTACTCAATTCTAGAGCTACTGACAGTGGAGACACACTGATGACCCTACGGAGAGCCCTGCTCGCCGGCGCGTTCACCCTCGCGGCCCTTCTGGCAGCCGTCGCTGTCCTGCCTTTCCCGGCCTGGGCGCAGGATTCGGCGGGAGGCGGCAGCCTGTCCCGCAACAGCGGCAGCACCTACACCAACCCGCTCACCTATCTCACGCCGTCCGGCGGCGACGACACCGCGCAGATCGCGGCAGCGTTCAACACGCAGCCTTTGGTCGCGTTCCTGCCGGGCCGGACCTACAAGATCTCCACGGCGGGCGTCATCGTCTGGAGCCCGCTGCAGACCCTGGTCGAGGGCAACGGCGCCGTCTTCGACCTCAGCGCCATCCCGCAACCCGCGACGGTCGCGGCCGGCGACGAGGTCCATTTCGCCACCGCGTTGCCGGTGATCGCCTCCGGCACGGCCGTGCGCCAAGGCGACGGCTCGATGACCTTTGCGGGTGGCTATGCTGGCTATCTCATCACCGCCCCGCCTTATGCGCAGGTCTCGATCGCCGCCACCTCGACCGGGGGCGCATCGCTGGAGATCGACTCGTACCTGTCGGCGACCCCGTTCCACCCGCAGAGCGCGCCTGGCACCAACACCAATCACTCCCTCGGCGTCCTGCCCGGCACATTCAGCTATTCGTACCAGAACGAGACCGCCTATCCGAAGCAGTACTGGCTGACCGTCAACAGCAGCGGAGCGACCGGAAACCTCACCGCGCTGACCTACACCACGCCGTCCGCCTGGCAGCCGATCGTCACCGCCATCCTGGTCACCACCGACAACACGCCGACGCCGGTGCCGTCCGCGACCGGCGGCG